CGCTGATCGTAGGGCATCAGATCGCGGTTTTTGTCACCGCTTAATGGAGTCCAGCCAATATCCTCATTTGCGAAGGTGGTTTGCCCCGCCGCTTCACGCACTGAAAACCATTTTTTAACTGTGGAAATGATTGTTTTTAGCATCGTTTAAGTCCTTATTAGGTGGCGTTTAATTCCGCCCCAAAAACTAGGACGTTCGATGATCGGCGCGGGGTCGATATACGCACCCGCAGATTTGACGGGCGAGTGGGTTATCAACCATGTGATCGACCACACTAGTGCGTCCATGCGGTCAGGTGAACTTACGTCGATGGTTGGGTCCCATGAGCACATCTCATCTTCGAGGTCGTTGAACGTGCCAACGTGGTGGACTTTCCCTTGTTCGTAGAGCATTGAGATGGGTTCAGCGCGGGTAGTTTTTCCAACCGACGCACGCACGCCCGCAAAAGGAACGCCGTCGCCACCATTCGCCCGCAGCATCGATTCAATGAGATCGCCGCCTTGATTGGTTTCGCCGACCACCACGTTGGCATAGAATTTGTGGTATGCCGTAATAATCTCGGCTGCCCATTCGTGAGGCTTGCCTTTCATGGAGTTATCGGCGAGCACATAGTAGTGCCCGTCCTTCCCACGACCCACCACCACGATGCCCGTTTGGTTTGATTTTTCGTTGGCGGTGACTGCGGGATCAACGCCGACCACGATGTGCGTGAGTTCGGGTGCTTTCGTGACGCGAAGCTCATCGATAAGCCCACGATTCCATAGGGCATTTGGATTGTCATCAAGGATTTCTCCATAGAGTTCTTGTCGACCTAAGCGCGTCCCCTCGTATTTTGCAACGATCTTTTCAATAAAGTTACCCGCAAGGTTTTCATGGTTATCATAAGTCGATCCCCGCGTGACAATCACCCGATCATCGGCGACAAGGCTTTTGATTATTTTGGTGGGACGTGGGGTCGTTGTCACCATGAATTGCGGGTGAATGCCTAAGCGCAATCCAAACATCGCGTTGTCGAAGGATTCTTCGGCATACGTCCAAGCCGCTAACTCATCCATCCATAAAAGACAATGCTGTGGACCGCGTAACAAATCGGGTTCTTCGGCGGTAAAAACCATGCCAACTGCGCCGTTGGGGAATTCAATTTTGCGTTCGCCGCGCTTATAAACTGGACGATCTTTGCGGGAATAACAGGACAACAAACCGCTTTCGCCGTCGACCATGACTCCGCGCACGTCAGATGTGGTACGCCCCACTAATGAAACGCGGGGATAATTGCCAGTAGCAACCATGTTTTTAATCCACTCTGCACCCGTCCGTGTTTTGCCAAAACCCCGACCCGCTAAAATCAACCAACCATCCCATTCACCTTCGGGTGGCAACTGATTATCGCGTGCCCAAAACTCCCACGAAAAGAGCATTTCTTCGGCTTCTGCATTGGTTAGATTTGCAATAAACTCAAGTTTTTGACTTTTCGAGAATTGCTGCCAACTTTTCCGTAAGTCGTTGTTTGGCTTCATTGTTAGTTTGTCCATCTTTGAGGGCAGCGGATTCTTGTTTCATGGTGCGGCGTTCAGGCGCGACGAAGCGTTGGGCTTTAGCGTTTGATGATTGGGCATTTGTAATCTTAAAAAGCAGATTCATGCGGGCGAGCGGATCAAGCTGTTCAATATCCTCTTTGGTGATCTCAAGCCAGCCAATCATTTCGTTAAATCTTGCATCAAGAATCAGGTTATTGAACGCCGCCGTATCATGGATTTTATCGCCCACCTCAGTTAGAAAGGCTTCTGCAATCTCGGCGGCGTGTTTTGCTCGCGTTGCGTCATCTTTCATGGATTTAGAGATTCTCCCAGTGGTCGTGCGTGATCGTTCATAGTCAGGTTCGAGGCGTTTGATCTCCGAGTGCAAGCCGTCAATGTCAGAAAAACCATTATTTTCCTGACGTTGGCGAATTCGTTTCAAAGTCTTCTTTGAAAATTTAGTGTCTGCACGCGGTTTTGGCATGATTTTTTACATCTTGCAATCGTTGGTTTTTGCGCAGTCAACTCGCGCTCGCATCGAGTCGAGCTTGTGATCGTTAATTTCCCTTTTGATTGAGTTGATTTCTGCGCGAAGTTCTGCTATTTGCTCTTTCATGTCGATGTACATTGAGCGTACCATCGGGAAAATAATGCCCATGATAATTGCCGCACTAATTGAAAGGATAGTGGGGATCATTTCAGCCGTCATTTTTTGGTTTCTATTTGGGAGGTAAGGGCTTTGGCGATACCGTTTAGAGCCATTCCAACATTCATCACAAATAACCCTGCTAAAAGCGAGAGTAAAATGGCAAGTTTGGTGGCTGGTTTCATTTTGAGAAATCCACTTTATCGGGAATGGAAATGCCAAATGTCCCCGCAATCGTAATGGCTGCGCTCGTGATAAGGCTTGCTGTTTCAGTGGAAAATGCAAAGCCAAAAAGCCCGCCAATAAATAGCACTGCACCACGCCAAGTCGAGGGTTCTTTGAGACGTTCTGAGATGTATTCTGGGTTAATCATACGCTGAAATCCTTGATATTTAAATGATTCCAGTGTATGAGAAGGGACAGGGGAAAGGCTAGGGGAAGGGCTTCATTTTTTTATGATGCTGCGAATTTGGCGTACCGTGAGGTGGTATTTGTGGGCAAGTTCACGGGCGTTTGAACCATTGAATTCAGCGGCTATTGCTTGGTTTCGATAGTGTGTGGAGAGCGCGGTCGCTTTGGGGACATAGAATTGATCGCCGCCGTATTGTTGAGTGATGCGTAGGGTGATTTGATCGGCATGGTGAACCGCTTGAATCGGATCGTTAATGAGCACCATGAGGGTGTTTGCAATGATTTCATTGATCCCGCCAAGTCCTTCGCCCCATTTTTCAGATGCTAATCCCATTTCAAACTCCTAATCTATTGTTTTCAAGTGTTATTTTAACACAAAACCATCCCAAAAAAGCAAGCCTTTTCAAATCCCTTTTCCTTTCCTTGAAATCCGAACTCAAAATCAACTTAAAACCCCTCTTAAAAGCCCTTAAAACACGATTTAAGTGGCTTAACGTTTTCTGGACTTGTCATTTTGCGTTGTGGTTTTTGAACGCCTTAAAACGGCATTAAAAAAATGAAGCCCTTCACCTGACGTTTATGTGGTTTTGATTCTTAAAATGTGCCAATCCCATTTTTCAGGAACAGAATCTCATGACCGCCGACACTGCTGTCGAACTCAAAGACCAAACGGGGATATTCGTCGAAGCATCGGCGACCCCAAACCAATTCAAAATCACTGCGATTTGTGCGGGAAAGTCCAAAAACAATAATTTCTATCCAGATTCGACATTAAAGGAAGCCGTGTCGCTTTTCGAAAGTGCGCGGGTGTTCATGAAGCCAGATGCCCTTCATTTGCAAGGCGGTGGCAAAGACGTGTCCCGATTGATTGGCGGTTTGCGAAACGCGGCTTTCGTCGAGGGCGCAACGCCAGACAGCGGCAGCATCACCGCCACGCTCGTGGTCATCGAACCCTCGATTGCAGCGAAACTCACCGAAGCCGTTAATGCTGGCATGACAGGTCTTTTTGGGTTCAGCATCGATGCGGAAGGCGATATTCAAAAGCGTGCGGACGGCGTGCGTGAAGCTAAGAAATTCAATCGCGTGCATTCGGTCGATATGATTGTCGAAGCGGGCGCGGGTGGCAAACTCGACGGGTTAATGCGCGAAGCCTTTGGTGGTTTGGCAGCGAATGATGAATCCAAATATGCGGGCAAACCGCCTTTTGTGCCACAACCTCAACCCGTTCCCGCCGCTGCACAACCTGCTGGGATTACGCAAGCCCAAATGTTGGAAGCGATGAGTTCGATGCAAATGGTGACGGCGTGCAAACTACCCGACCTTGCAAAACAAAAGGTTATGGAAGCGTTGCAGGCAAATCCCACGATTGCGAATGCCACTCGACTGATCGAAAGTGAAGGCAAATACCTCGAACAAAACGGTGCTTTCAAAGAAGCCCAACGCACCGATTCATTTGGGAATTTTATTATGGCGGGTGAAGACCAATCTCAAAAAGCCCAAACCATGCTCGATGACCTTCTAAATGGTAAGGTTCATAGCCTCAAAGAAGCCTATCGACATATCACGGGCGACGTTGAAATGACGGGTCAATTCACCTCAAAAGTTGCCGCGCGTTTGCGTGAAACTGCGCCCGCTCAATTTCGTGAAGCGGTGAGTGCCAGCACTTTCCCGTTGATGTTTGGTGCTTCGTTGAATAAGAAAATGATCAGCGATTACAACAGCATGACCCAGTATCAAATCTGGCGACCGCTCGTTCAAGTTGTGCCGCTCGGGGATTTCAAAACCCAGCATCGCGTGCGTATGGGCGGGTATGGTGGAACGTTGGCAACCATTGCTGAACGCGGAAATTACACCGCATTGACCTCGCCAACAGAGGAAGAAGCCACGTATGCACCTACGAAACGGGGCGCAACTGAAAGCATTTCTTGGGAAGCAATTCGTAATGATGACGTTGGAATGCTTCGCCGCTTACCCGTCAAAATGGCAGATGTTGCCTCACGAACCTTAGGGATGCACGTCTTAGACATTTTGCGTGCCAATCCCACGATTTACGACACCAAAGCCCTTTTCCACACGGATCATGGGAATTTAGGAAGCGCGGCGTTAAGTGCGAATAGCCTTGCAGCGGCTCGCCTTGCGATGATGGCACAAACCGAGTTGGGTTCGAGTGTGCGCTTAGGAATTCCACCACGCAATTTATGGATTCCCGCCGATCTCGAGCAAGCCGCTTATGATTTGTTTAACCGCACAACCAACCTTGATAAAAGTTTCATTCAAAGTCAAGCACTTAATATTTCAACGGTGTGGTATTGGACGGACGTAAATGATTGGGTAGTGACGGCGGATCAAGCTAGTATTCCCTTTATTGAATTAGGCTTTTTGGATGGTCGTGAAGAACCTGAATTGTTCATTCAAGATATGCCAAACACGGGCTCGATGTTCACCAACGACGTGATCACCTACAAATTACGTCATGTTTATGGGTCAACGGTTTTAGATTATCGCGGCGCGTATAAATCCGTAGTCGCTTAATTTTATTGATTTTTCAACAACAATGAGGTAGTAAAGCAATGGAAGAGTTCCGCGCAAACGGACACACCTATCGATGGAATCCAGAAACCAAGAAAATCTATGTGGTTTCTAACGAAGACCATTCCCAAAACTATACGGGAAAGAAGGCGGATTCCATCGATGAAGCTAAAGAAGTGGTGCAGGCGTAGCCATGAGTAACTTGTACGCGGGTCTTCTATCGACGGTCGCACGCGGGGTGATGCCTGCGGAGGTGAACTCGCCAGAATATCAGCGTCAGGCGGTGACGTTGGACGAGTTTGGTAGCAATATCAATGCCATAACCTTTCCAACGGCACTCACCACTTGGGGGAAACTCGACGAAATCGGGCTTTTTGATGGGGTGATCGCGGGTAAAAAAGTCGCTTCCCAAAAAATTCCTCCTCAATTTATCAATGAAGGCGATACAGTTGAAATACCTGCTAAAAATTTAGTAATTTCAATGGCTTGCCCTAATTTACCCGCTATTTCTTTACCATCGCCAAATACGCTTAGTTTTTCATGGGTTGAGTTATTCCCAAAACCGTTATTTGTGTCGAAGGCTGGAAAATCAGTATTAGTTGTTCGGATATTTATTGAAGAACCTTTTGATGATGAAACCGTTATTTCAATTGGAGACTCAAATAATCTAGAACAATTAGTTTCTCACTTAATGGTTTATCCGACAGACGTAGGAGAATACTCACTTTCAATTGGTTATACCTATCCAGTTGATACGCCTATTTTCCTCTATATTTCAAACGCAACACATGGGTCTGGTGTAGTTATTGTAACATTAGAACCATAAAGGAAAAAACATGACTTTTCCAATATGGCAAAACATCTTAGGAACGCTTTCTCAAACCTTTAAAATTGGAGGAAAGAACGGCGTAACCTTAGGAAATAATAGCGGACAATTAACCGTCAATGGTTCTCCGCTTACAAGTGGCGTGCAAATGAAAATTGTGGATGTTGCTTTTAATTCCTCTGCAACAATTAATACTATTAACTTGCCAATTGGTAGTTCTATTATTGATGCGCGTCTATATGTAGATACGGTATTTGATGGCACACCAACGCTGTCAGTAGGTGTTTCTGGGGATACTTCAAAATATGTTTCTACGAGTGATATTGATTTAACATCGGCGGGTGCTTATCCAGTCATTACAAATCCTCTCGCTGCAACCACAGAAGAAAGTGTCATTATTTCTTATTCCAGCGGCTCTGCAACAGCAGGTAGCGCACGGTTATTATTAGTTTATGGGGTAGGTTAGAAATGAGCGCGGCAATCCTCAATTGGATTAAACTTCTTCGTTTGAAAGTTGTAAATGGGATTTATTCATCGACGATTGCTGCGCCCACCCTTACTGCGAATAGAAACCTTGTTGTTCCAGATAGTAGTGGAACATTCGCATTAACCACTGAAAATGAACCCTTTCTTCGTGATTTTAAAACCATTCGGGTATTTGAGGATTGGATTGGATCAGATATTAGAGGAACAATCGGGTGGAATACTGGAGTTGCAAACACTGGAACGGCTGGCGTTACTTCCTTGATTTCAAATAATAATAATCAAGGCGTGATTGGGCTTGCAACGCAAAGCAATGCAGCGGGTCGGGCATCTATTTATACAGCGGATTTTAATGGTGCGGGTTGTGGTTTCTTTTTAGATGGTGTAATTAAAATGCGTTGGGTTATCAATATTTCCACGCTTGCAGCCATTGGATCAAATGAATTTTTTATAAAAATTGGACTTTCAAATAACGTTTCATCTGCAACAGAAGGTTGCTTAAATGGGCTTTTATTTTCTTATAAAGCGACTTCAAGTTTAAATTGGGAAATAATTGCAACAAAAGCAGGTTCAGAAACCAAAATAACCACTAATATTCCTGTTGTTGCAAACAAATGGGTTGTTTTAGACATGAGTTTTGATGGCACAAATGCCAGTTTTTCAATAAATAATACCAGTATTGGAACAATTTCAAATGCAAATTTACCAATAAATACAACGACTTTAGGATTGCACGCTCGCCTTGTGAAAACATTAGGAACAAGCAATAGAGCTCTTTATATTGATAAATGTTTCTTTACGAGAAATTAATCCATGACCGTTCAAATTCCACAAACCATTTTGCAACCGATTGGGTGTGTGACAGTTGAGAAACTGCTTGATGAGATGTTCATGGGAATGGGTGATAATTTCACAGAACAATCAAAAACTTACGCAATCACAATGGCGTTGGGAAAATATTCAACGGATTGCCCTCGTGAAATTATGGCGAATGTGAATGGACGTGGCGATAGATTGTCCTTGCCAAGTGAGTGGGTTTTTAGGCTTTCAGAAATTAGAAATATTGAATTTCCACTCTACCAAAATCCACCATCATTCTTAAAAAACGAGTGTTTTCAAGTGTATGCGTCACCGTCTGGGCAAGAAATACGACTGTTCGATGTGGCGATCAAAACGACTGACCTCGCGCGCGTGACGTACACGACCGCATGGAAAGAGAGCGATTTGGAGATGAATGGCATCGAAGCGGTGGCGATGTGGGCGGCGAGTTTGTTGTGCGAACAGTTTGCGACGCGGTTTGCCCCATCGACCGATAGCACGATCTCGGCGGACGGCGTAAGTCATGTATCGAAAAGCCAGAATTTTTCAACTCGCGTCAAGGCATTGCGTGAAAGATACGAGCAAATCGTGGGCAAAAAAGCCGATAACTTCCCTAAAGCCGCGTGCGCAGTAGTGAATTTGAACGCAACCACTTCACGCGGACGGGACTTTTTCACACACCCGAATCGGTGGCGATAATGGCTTCAGAAATCGTGATTCAAGGGTTTGCTGGATTAGCCCATGTCTTTGAAAAAGCACCCAATTTAGCGTTTGAACGGTTGGGCGCGGCGATGTACGAAGCGGAGTTATTGATCGAAGCCCTTGCGAAAGAGAAAACGCCCGTTTTTACAGGGTTATTGCGTGATTCGATAGCGGCGAAAAAGCCCGTCGTTGAAAACATGGGTTTGATTGGCGTGGTGGGATCGCCGATAAAGTATGCGATTGCTGTGGAATTAGGTTCTGCACCGCATTTTCCTCCGATTGCACCGCTTCAAGAGTGGGCGTTTAGAAAACTCAAAGGAAATCAAAAACTTTCCAAAAAGAAAGCCCGTCAAACCAATGCAGACGCTAAGGATTTTGCTATGAAAATAGCGTGGAAAATCAAGGCTCGCGGTACGAAAGGGCATTTCATGATGACCAACGCTTTCAAAGCAGCAACGGGTCAAGTAAATGGCATCCTAAACAGGGCTTTAAAACAACTTGAGAAGGATTTTAAGGGTGCTTGAGCAAATCCGTTCAAAGATTGTGGAGATGCTGCGGGCGATTCCAGACATCGGGATCGTGCATGAGCGCGAACGGTACTTTTCAGACCTCGACAAAATCCGTGCCGCATACACATGGCAACCCACGACAGCGGGATCGCCCAAACAAGTGCGTGGTTGGTTTCTACGACGGGTAAAAATGAACCCAGAACACTTAGGGAATTTCAAGTATGACCTTGAAAATACCTGGGAAATCACGGGTTATGTGGGTTGGAATGAAGAGCTTAATTCTGAAATCGTTTTTGATGGGTTAATTGAGGAAATATTTCAAACCTTTAAAAAACCCATCCCATTGAATTTATTAGGTTTAACCGCGTTTGGAATTGAATTAGTTGATTCGAGCACGGTGAATTTCACGGGAGTGGTTTGCCATCGAGCAACCCTTCAATTGGTTACAAAACACAAATCATAAGGAATTTTAATCATGGCTGGGATTATTGCAGCGGGCGATCTTCGGATTGCAAGATGGGAAAATGGGGATTTCAAAGCATTTCAAGAAATGCCAATCAATTGCACTAAGTTTGAAATAAAACCTGACGGCGAATTTAAAACAAGAATGCTAACTCAGATTGAAAAATACGGGCAAGTTGGTGGGGGAGTAGGACTTCCAAAGCCCATGAGTTTAAGTATTGAAGTAGATGATTCAGATGATGCAGAAGTGCTTGGAATTGCTTTAATGGGAACGGTTTATACTGAAGCCGCCGCTACTAATGCAACACCTGTAACCGATGAATCATTTGTGGTGAAAGAACTAAATGGATATTTACCACTAAATCATACAAATATTACTAATTTAGTTGTTAAAACCCAAGCGGATGTTGTTATTAATCCAAGTAATTATAAACTTTATCCGCGTAAAACAGGCATGATTTTGTTTAGCGGTGGGGTGACTAAAGGTGAAACAGTTAAATTAAGTTATTCTCACCAAGCGGGTTCAAACACCAAAATTAAAGTAATGACTAATAGTTTAATTAAAGCACAGGTTTGGCTTGATGGTGTGAATTTAGAAACTGGAAAAGATTTTGAAGTTAAGTTTCACCGTGTAGGATTTTTATCTAAATCTGCATTAAATTTCATGAGCGGGGATTTTGTGAAAACCGCGCTAGAAGGAACGCCAGAAACCCCCACTGGTTTCGATTCTCCTTGTGATTACATCAAATACGAATAGGAAGTCAAGCCATGACCAAAGTTAAAACCTCATTAGGGGTAGTTGAAGTTAAGGAATTGAGTACGCAAGCAGCGATGCAAACCTTTGATAACATGAAGAAAATCGCCGAGCAACATAGCATTCTGAACCTTCAAGATGTGTTGTTAATGATGTTGGGTTCGATGACGGATTCGGTGGGCGACGCGGTGAAATTGCCCGACGGCGTGACCTTTGGCGCGTTGCGATTTTCAGAAACCGTCCATGTGGTGGAGGCGTTTATCAACGAAAACCCCTCTTTTTTCGACAAAATGAGAAGCATCAGCGTCGCCACTCGCGTGGTAACTCTGTGGTTAGATTCGCTCATTCCTGCCAAAGAAACCACGACAACCTTGTCGGACTCGTCTGCCGACTTACCGAACTCGGACACTCCCACGTCCTAAGTTATCCCTACTCGTTTTTAATGAAAGTGGTTGATTTTTATGGCAGAAAAACTTGAACTCACCGCGATTCTAAAGCTCAATGCGAATGAATTCCTGAAATCAGTACAGGAATCGGGCGCACGACTGACTGAATTTGGGAAAACCGCGGAACAATCAGGAAAAACGGTTTCTTCTGCCATTCCAAAAGACCCCATGAAAGACCATGTGGCGCATCTTGATAAAGCAGCGGCGGGTCACGACAAACTCGCCAAAGCCGCCGCACAATCAGGGAAAACCATCGGTGACATCAAACAAAAAACCGATGACGCGGCTAATTCATCTGTTTCGGCAGAATCTGGATTTTCAAAGTTGACGGGAACAATCGCAAAAGTAGTAGCGGTCGCTGCCTCCGCAAAAGTAGCGTTTGATTTCCTTTCTGATGCCACAATAGCCGCTGCAAAAGAACAGCGGTTTGAATTGGCTACCGAAGCCCATTTAAAAGCACTCAATACAGATTCAAACTCAGGAATGCTTACAACGCAAGAGCTAAATCCTTTAATTGAAGATGTTACAAAAACATCATTTACAACCGTTGATCAAGCACGCGATGCAATTTCGTCATTAGCCCGTCTTGAACTCCCTAAAGAACAATTTAAATCTTCTATTGACGTGGCAAAGAATTTAGCTGAAGTGCTCGGTGTTTCAATGCCAATGGCTGCCTACAAATTACAATATGCATTAGAATCACCTGCTTCTTCATTTACGGCATTTACGCAAGCGGGTGTTTCATTTACAAGTGAAGAAAAGGAAAAAATTGAGGCTTTACAGGATTCAGGGGAATTATTAGAAGCTCAACAGATTATTTTAGAGAAACTAAATGGTTCATTAGGAAATGCTGCTGTTGCAGCCGCAAGTGGATATGAAGGCGCAGTGGATCAAGTTGATAAAGCGTGGGAAAGATTACTAATTACGGTTGGGAAAAATACCGTTAATGGTGAAACCTTTTTTGTAAAAATGAAAGCTGCTGCACTAAATTATTTAACTGATGTGGTCGATTTAACTATAAATCCAACTACTAATGCAAATATTCAATTAAAAGAACAGCGTATCAAATCAGTTCAAATGGAAAATGCAAATCCATTTCAAGATATTGCAGAATCAGATGAAGAAACTTTAAATGGTTTAAGAGATCAAATTATTAATAGGATTTCAGCGTATGACCAAATAAAAGCAGAAATGCAAGGAAAAGGCGTTTCAGAATTAAATTTGAACTTTCAAGAAGCAGAAGGACAATTAAAACGCTTCCAAGATCAATTAGCCTTAGTTGACCAAACGCTTGAAAATAATGGATTTATGAAATATGGTGCAGATGCTAAACAAATTTTAGCAGAAATAGCGAGAATTGAAAACGCAACAAGCGCACAAAGAACCGTCTTGGAAAAAAAAGAAAATGATAATAATAAACATCTTATTAAAGAGATGCTTTCAGGCAGAAGAGCTTTTGATTTAGAAGTTATCCAAAATACTAAATTCAAAGTTGATGAGATTGTTAAGTTAGAAGAAGATTTAAAGAAAAGATTAGAAACAATTGAACAATCAAAAGAACAAAAATCATTAAGTATTGCTGATAAAATTCGTGCGAAAGGTCGTGTGAATATGACTGACGCTGGAAAAGAAGCCGATATTCAAGCGGAAGCCCAAGAAAAATTAGCTGCATCTGCAAAAGCCTTAGAAGAAGGTGATACTGAAAAAGCTAAGAAACTCGCTGAGCAAGCTGAAAATCTAGCGGGTCAAGTTCAGGATTATGATGCGTCGGTTTCTTTATATAAAGAAGCGGAAGCCGCTTTTAACGCCTCACTCGATAAAGATGCTGAAAATGCGCAAGCGGGTTTAGATGAATTAGCAACCCAAGAAGGCAGTACCACAAAAGTTGAAGTGGATATTTCTGAAGCGGATGCAAAAATTGAAGAACTCAAGGCTAAATTTGAGGAAATTAAAAACCAAACTATTAAAGTAGAAGTTGAACTTCCTGATTTGGGCGAATTTAAAAGCGCGGGAAAATTAACGCTTGGAAGTAATGAAGTACAAGAATATGCAACGGGTGGGCAATTATCGGGATTTGGGGGTGGAGATAGAATACCTGCGTTATTAGAAGCGGGCGAGTTTGTTATCAATAAAGATAGCACGCGGCAACATAACAACTTATTGCATTTGATTAATTATTTTCCAGAGCAAGTGCCAAGGTTTTCAACGGGTGGCGGGATTGGATTACCCGATATTTCATTACCCGATATTCCAGAAATGCCTCAAGGATTAAAGGATTCCCCTTCAAAATCCCCTGAAATAATGGTTTTAAAGTGGGAAAACGGGGCGGGTCAAACAGGTCAAATCAAAACCTTTTTAGATCAACGTGAGGAACTCGTGCGTTTCACCAGCGCGTTCAAACAAGCAGGGAGAGGAACTTAACCATGCGGGTGCTTGGCAATCTGGTGTTACCCGATAATACCCAATGGACAAATCAAATGACGTGGTCGCCCGTTCGTCGAACCACCCAACGCACAACGGGCGGCGGGATCGTGGTCACGCATCAACGTTTGAAAGGCGGGCAACCGATTACGTTGACCTTTCTTGAAGCGGATTTTTGCTTGACATTTCAAGATGTTGAGAAAATCAAAGCTATGGCAATGCAGGCGGGTGAATCGTTTAGTTTTGTGTGGGATTCGTTTGTGAGCGCGGTGGTGTTTGACGAGCAACCCCACGAATTGAAACCTTGTTTTAACTATTTTGAAACCGAACAAGACTTCTTCTTCGGTGAAATCAAACTCTTAGG